GGGGGCGAGGTGGCGAGGTGGCGCGCCGCGCAATGGGGGGGGTCCTTCATCAGGTCCAGGGGAACGAGGGGGCCGTCCTTCCTCAAAGAGGTGGCGTGACAGACACCCAACCGCCTAAGCGGCCTCGGCCGAAGCTCGTGGGGGCAGTGCGCTAAGGCGCCCCACTCCTGGACGTGAAGTAGCGTGACCCGTACCCAACCGCACTCTTGTGAGGGACCAAAGTCAAGTGCGGCCATTGGCCTAATCACCGCGCGGGCGGAGTTCGCGGGCCGAGGCCCCAACCCTATATGCGGCCGGACCAAAGTGGGCGCACCACAAAAGGTCCGGTCCTCGGTTCCAAGCATATAGCACAACAGAGAGGTGTCATTTCTTCCGCTTAACCACTGGCCTCGCTTTGGGCTTGCCACGGAGTCTCCTCCGGGCTGGCCCACCTCCCCCGCCCCAGCGCCGTGCGCGCTGCACAGCACCTGAGGCTGCTACTGCCATGGCTGTGTTGGCCGCAGAGCGGCCAATAGCCTTGGCGGCTTTGGACATGAGACTGTCAGTCTGCCCAAGATAGGGACCGACAGCTCTGTCAGGGCCAGCATCCGTGATGACCAGCCCAGATCTCGAAAGAGCAGCCTGCCTTTTCCACCACTTTGACTCCACATCAGGGGTTGACGGACGAAGCGGTTTCGCAAGACGATACAACATAGAGTCGTACGCAGGAACCACTTGAATGACTCCCTTGACAGTCACTGAGTACTCCGGCAGAGAGCTGCCATACACCAACATGATGATGGGTGCGAAAGGGGCTCCACGGGATGTGGCAACGCTCAGGGATCCGCCCACAGCGCCATAAATGGTGCTCCAATCGCCGAGGGGAACAGTATTCACAAAATCGAGTGCATCCCTGTCTCGCATGAATGTGCGCAGGCAACGCGTGCTCGATATGTTGGCAAACGGCTGAAACCGGACGGTAGCGTCGGTCACAAGGGAATCCGCAATCGTCTTGAAATCGGCAGCCGCAGTCCCAGCTGCAAGCTGGACCGAGCCATAACCCCATCTAGTGATCCGAAAGCCGCCTCCCAAAGTAGCCAACGCTTGGGTGCAATTGATCTCAACACAGCAAGAAACAGCCCTGGCAGGGTAATACTCTTGCGTGGAGCCAGCAAGACCCGTTGGCGGCGTGAGTAGGTCAACGGCTTTCTGATCGTCAAAATCGCCAGTAGCCAGAACAACAGTTGTACTGTCTGGCGTTGCAACAGCCTGAGTGTATGTGTACCCCAACCTACCGCCCCACGGGCAAATCACGTGGATACGTGACGTATTGGTCGCCGCTGGGAACGTGAAGGACTTCAGCGTGGGGTACGTAACCACACGCTGAGGGGAGAAAATTGGACAAGCAGACATTTCTGTGTGAAAGCTCCTTGGAAAACTTTCCGTGGTGAGTTGGAGAAGCTCACCAGGCCGTGACGATGCCGTCATGCATGACAGCGCCCTTAAGATCCCAGCCGTAGCGCGAACACAGCGCCTCAAACAGTTTGGTCTGCTCCGGGCAGTGTCTCAACGCAAAGAGGCAGCCTCCAAGGACATCCTGTCCCGGGATCTTGTGTGTCATTACGTACTTGAACACCAGCCGTGCAACCATCTTGTCAAAATTGAGGTACCTGGCATGCCAGGCACCATCAGCAAAATGGTACATGTGGCTGGTATGCTCCCACGGTCCGAGGATCGGCGCACGCCGCAGGCTACTCATCTTTGAGCGGACGCCCATCGCCTTGAGCTTGGCAAGGCAGGCGTTCCCTGCATGGACGTTGTCATCTCCGGTGGAACAGGAGTACAGAGCCCCAGCCACCAGAACCTCTCCTGTGCGGACGAAGCTGTTGGAGTCGCTCGTGTTAGGGGAACCCGAATTCATTGCTCCGAGCTCGACCTGCTCCCAGAAATGGCCACCCATGTTGACCACATGTGCCGTGCTGGTGAAAGCAGTTGCAAGGAGCAACCGATTGAACGACCACTGGTCCTGAAGTGTCTCCAGATCTGCCAAGTGTTGCCGTCGTTGGAAGTCAATGAGCAACATGTCGCGGTTGATTGTGAGATCCCACCCACTCGCGTCCACGCTCGTCAGCTCCTGGCAGCCAACGCGGGCAGCTCCCTGGCTGATGGTCTGGCCAAGGCGCTCAATCCCCGCGTCGTCGTGTCCTAGTCCTATCGCTTGACAGGACAGGTGCCCTGACTGATACATTGCTATGTCCAGCTTGTTCTGCGTCTTGCTGAGCGCCTCGAGGATTAGGCTGTCCACAAAGCTGCCTACCCAGATCAACCGGTAAGCGCCGGACTCAAGTTTCGAGACCCCGTGGGGTTCGTCTTTCACAAACAAAGTCTGTGGCGACAACAGCCCCAACTCAACCATACGCATCGGTCGCATGGTGGGGAGCTCGTGCAAGACAGTGAGACGGAGGGCCGCCCGGCATGTCACGAGATAATACAAGTGGCAGCGGCGCTCTTCATCGTCTTTCCACGCTCCCTTTGTTCCTGCCTGGTAAACATCCAAGAAACCCACCGATTTGGTGGGATCATGGGCATTCAGAAGTTTGTCGAACCAAGTCATCTCACCCCTTTGGAAGGCAATAGGAGCTGCCCGGGGGTACTCTGAAATGAGGTGCGACAAAGGCTCGAGGTTTTGGCCGGCCATTGAGCCCGACCAAGTGACCCCACATTGCGCACGCAGTGAGCTCTCCATAGCTTTAGGTCCATCCGGGGGCAGGAACATGGAACTCGGCGCCTTCTCACTCGAAAGGTCAATGCCGATTTCTTTGAGCTCCCCGAGAACCTGCTCATCAATGAAAGTGATGGGGGCCGAGGGGCAAGGCCTGCTCTCAAACGTAGCCATGGAACCAACGTAGGCATACCGGGGTTTCCCCTCGGAATCTAACATTGGCTGCGGATTGTCTTCCCGCTGGCGCCTGACGCGCCCATGCTCACAGAAGTAGCGGTAATGAGCAAAGAAATTGCTCCCGTACAGCTCCTCGTATGTGAAGTGGCGGGCAACGACCATGTGAGCCCAATCGCCCCCAGCCATGAGTTTCATGAACTCATCTGGGGAGGGACAACCGGCCAAATGCCACGCTCTTTCAGCCTCCGGATCCTCTGGCGAGATGACGGATGGCCGCGTGTGCGTCTCATCCGTGCGCCTAGCCCAATACGGGCTCTCCACGTACCACATGAAATCAAACGCCTCCTGCAAGGAATCTTCAAGGCGAGGGTCTTCGCGTTGCTCCAGGTGTTCCCGGCTGAAACCCGGTTCGGGCCAAGCCGCTTGGTTGACTCCTGTCACAC